TCCCAAACAAACTTGCACATGACGACTTGCTCGATAGTCTTGCGTATATTGACCAAGTAAGCGTGGCAGACTTTGCACATACAATAGAATTAGAAGATGATTGGAGTCCAATAGATGATGTGGCAGGATATTGAAGATTTAGACCAACAAGAATATGATGATGTCTGGGAGTTTGCTCAAGATACATCTAATATTAAATTAAGGTATGTAGCTGCTTTGTCAATTATTGCTAATTTAGCAAATGACTTAGACCCTAAGTTATTACCTAATGATGAAAATGTAGACCTATCTATATGTAAGATGATTATGGATGGCTCAATTGAAATAGAAAGTTTGAGTGATAGCATACATTAGAACTACTGTTTGTGATATAATCGCCAACAATTTCTGGAGAATAATTTTTTATGCACGATAAGAAAGAATTACAATACCAAGCATTAGCTAGCTGGCTTAACTACAGACTAGACTCTTGGAGAACGCACAGAGAACAAAATTATACTTCTAAATGGGATGAATACTATCGTCTATGGCGTGGCATTTGGAACGAACAAGATAGAACAAGAACAGCAGAACGCTCAAGAATTATAGCACCTGCCTTACAGCAGGCAATTGAATCTTCGGTTGCAGAATTGGAAGAGGCGACATTTGGCAGAGGTAAGTTTTTCGACATACAAGATGATATGTTAGATGCAGATAATAGTGAAGCTGAGTACATACGCAATTTACTCCAAGAAGATTTAGAAAAGACTGGCTGCAAAGATGCAATAGCAGAGGTTTTTCTTAATGGTGCTATCTATGGTACAGGTATTGCAAAGATAGTTGTTAACCAAGTTGTTGAAAGAGCACCTTCAGAAGAACCAGTAGAAGGTTCAATGACTGGAATGAGAGGGATAACAGAGTTTGCTGGAATAGATGTTAAAGTTGAACCTATATCTCCACTAGAATTTCTTATCGACCCTGCTGCAAATAGCATTGATGAAGCATTAGGCGTTGCACATGAGGTTATTAAACCTAGATACCATGTAGTGCAAGGCATGCAATCGGGTATTTATCGTGATGTACCACTTGATGGTGATTATGATACAGTTAATATGGGGTATAACCCAGATGGTAGACAAGCAGACGAGTCTGATAATGTAAAAATTACAGAGTATTGGGGCTTAATACCAAAACGCTTTATGAAAAAGAATGTTGACAAAGATGACTTTGAATATACTTCTAAAGACGAACTAGTAGAAGCTGTAGTTACCATAGTAAATGATGAATACATATTGCGTGTAGAAGAAAACGCTTTTATGATGGTAGATAGACCTTTTGTTTCTTACCAACACGACATTGTGCCAAATAATTTCTGGGGTAGAGGGGTTGCAGAGAAGGGATATAATCCACAAAAAGCATTAGACGCAGAAATGAGAGCAAGAATAGACTCATTGGCTATGACAACTACGCCTATGATGGCTGCTGACGCTACTAGACTACCAAGAGGAACTAAATTTGAAATAAGAACAGGTAAAACTGTACTTACAAATGGTAATCCTAGAGAAGCTATTATGCCATTAGACATGGGGCAGACTGACCCTAGTACATTCCAACAGGTAGCTAGTCTACAAAACATGATACAAATGGGTACAGGTAGTTCAGATGTTGCTGGTGGTGGAGATACTGCTAGTGGTATGAGTATGGCACAATCAGCCTCTATTAAAAGACAAAAGCGTACTTTAATGAATTTTCAAAACACATTTCTTATACCAATGATTCATAAAGCTATGTATAGGAAGATACAGTTTGATGTTGATAGATACCCTGTTAGTGATTTTAAATTTGTACCTTATTCTACTATGGGTATTATGGCAAAAGAGTTAGAAATGCAGCAAATGGTACAGATGTTACAAGCTATACCAGCAGAATCACCAGCATTTAATGTTATATTGTTAGCTATGATGCAAAATTCTAGCATACACAATCGCGACCAAATAGTATTTGCCTTGACTCAAGGTCAGGAAGCTAATCCAGAAGCGGAACAAATGCAACAAATGGGCATGCAACTAACAATGCAGCAAGCACAAGCAAACATTGCTAAGACACAAGCTGAAGCACAAGAAGAACAAGCTAAAGCACAATTACATATGGCACAAGCTGGTTCATTACAGCCAAATGAAATGGATGCAATAGAACAACAACAAAACATGCAGAAAACTGCACTTAGTTTAGACAAGATGGCTGCTGATACAGAAAGACAACGCTCTGAAACAGCTAGAAATGTACCAGAAGTAGAACATCTTAAATCTGAAACTTTATTAAACCTAGCTAAAGCAAGAGAAGCTGGGAACAGTAGACCAATTAATACTAGAGTACAGTAACTATGCCAAAGACAGACGAGGCCTTCTTATCTGATAGAATAAACATGACAAGAAGCGAAGGATGGTACGATTTAGTAGAAGAGATAGAGAATTTAGAGAGAAGTATTATTAATTTAGATAATATAAACTCTGAGCAAGACCTTTGGGTAATCAAGGGTCAGTTGCGTGTTATAAACTTTTTATTAAGTTTAGATACTGCAACAAACCTAGCGTTGGAAGAACTCCAAGACGGAAATCCAACATAATTAAACTTCACAACCCTATTTGGGCGGAGAACAAATGAGTATTATAGTAGACGAAGCACCAATGCAAGAACAACCCATAACAGAAACGCAGGTAGAAACACAAGAAACACAAGAAGTAGAAGCGGTAGCTGAAGCAGTACCAGAATACGAAGTACCTACAAAATATGCGGGTAAGTCCATGCAAGAAGTCATTGAAATGCATCAGAACGCTGAATCAGCGTTTGGTAAACAAGGGTCAGAAGTTGGAGAACAACGGAAATTAATCCAAAGTTTGCTTGAAGCACAAAATAAATCGACTACTCAAGTACAAGAGCCACAAGAAGAAGCAGTTAGTTTTGAAGATGCTTTTTATACTGACCCTGCTAAAGCAGTTAACTCAGCTATAGAAAATCATCCAGATGTACTAAAAGCAAGAGAGCAACAAGCCCAACAAGCCAATCAACAACAGTTGAATGTACTTGAAAAGGCATATCCAGACTGGGAAACTCGTGTCGCAGACAAGGCTTTTCAAGATTGGGTAGGTGCTAGTGAAATTAGAAAAGATATTTTCCGTAAAGCAGACGCAGATTATAGGCCAGATTACGCTATTGAGCTCTTTGACATGTATGATAAAGTCAACATGGTTACAAAAACTAAAGAGGTTAAGAAAAGTGAGAAGGCTAAAGTTGATAAAGCATTACGACAAACTGTATCTGAAACTCGTTCCACACAATCTGTCGGTGGCAAAAAAATGTACCGTAGGTCTGATTTAATCAATCTACAGGTAACAGACCCGAACCGTTATGCTTCACTTTCTGAAGAAATACAGGAAGCGTATGCAGAAGGCAGGGTAAAATAATCATTTAATAGGAGAAGAAAATGGCATTTGGTGGCAGTCCAGCAGTAACAAGAGCCGTAGCTAATAACTTCATCCCCGAGTTGTGGAGCGATGAAGTAATAGGTGCGTATAAAAAACAATTAGTGATGGCTAATGTAGTAACAAAACTATCACATAAAGGTAAGAAAGGCGACAAGGTTTATATCCCTGTTCCAGCAAGAGGTGCAGCATCACTTAAAGCAGCAGACACTCAAGTAACATTAAGTGCAGCTACTAACACAGTAATTGGAATTGACATTGCTACTCATTATGAGTATTCAAAGTTGATTGAAGATATTGCTGAAGTACAATCGCTTGCATCAATGAGAAAGTTCTACACAGATGACGCAGGTTATGCACTTGCTACTCGTGTTGATACTGACTTATTTGCACAAGCAGAGGCTTTTCAAGCTGGTACTATAGGTGGTACAGGTAATGCATTGTTCGAGAAGGCAGTAATTGGTAGTGATGGTGCTACTCTTTATACTGGTGGTTCAGACAACGCAGCCGATTTAACTGATGCAGCAATCCGTAAAATGATTCTGACATTAGATAGTGCTGATGTTCCAATGGATAACAGAGTTATGGTTATTCCACCAGTAGCATATAATGAAATACTTTCTTTACCAAGATTTACTGAGCAAACACATATAGGTAACGGTGATGCTATTAAGACTGGTCAAATTGGTATGATTTATGGTATGGATATTATGGTATCTAACAATTGCCCAACTGTAGGAACAAGCAGAGTTGGTGTAATGATGCATAAAGACGCTCTAGTCTTAGCAGAACAAGTTGGTATTCGTTCACAGACACAATATAAGCAAGAGTATTTAGGTGATTTGTTCACTGCTGATACTATCTATGGAGTAGGCGTTCTTCGTGCTTCTTCTGGTGTTGCTTTTGTTGTAGACGCAGCGAACTAAGATAGTTAGTTAAACTGTAACCCCTTCTTACGAGGGGGTTATTTTGAATTAATTATAAAAAGTTGTATGCCATATTACGATTATGAATGTAAAGAAGGACATGTTTTTGAAGAACTATGTTCATACAAAGAAAGGGAATTTAAAAAAGATTGCCCAGAATGTGGTAAAAAAGGTAAAGTTATATTAACTATTAATAGTGATATACGCCCTACCTTTGGATATGACTCAACATTATTTACGCAAAGAGAAAAGAAACGAGTAAGCGAAACTAAAAACGGACATTATAAGGATAAATTTAGTGGACATATTTAAAGATACTTGTGCTCCAGAGCATTTAGCAGATTCATTAGAAGTTCAAAAGATTAAGAATCAAGTGCGTTCTTTATGGGAGGCATTACTTCGTGCTACTTATGAAAAAGAATATAAGTATCAAGTAGAAACTGATGATAAGTTTATGACATTAGAACACTACATGGATGATAATGCACTTATATTTAATAACGAAGAGCAGCCAGAAGATGAAGCTGATAACTTATTATTAATGTTTGAAGATATGATAATGCCTAAAGAAGAACTTGAGTCTGTAGGTAGTGGTTCTAAAGCACCTACTTATGGTTCTACAAGTTTACAAGCTAACAAAGACACATCTAAAGTAGCTGCAAATAAATACAATCCAGAATTTGCATCAACAAAAACACCAAGCGATTCTGAAACAAAAGCAACTTCATCAACTTATGATAAACCAAAAGATGGAAAAACTTTAACATCTAAAACACATGAGCGTTCTTTTTCTTCTATTCAAGAAATTGAAGATTACTTAGAATTAGAAAGACAAAGACTTTTAAAACATGTAGCACAAAGAAATAAAAAATTTGGAGTACAACTATAATGCCAAAAAGGATGCATTGGAG